AGCGAGGTTATGCAATCCTGTCGGTTATGAAAACTTGTATAACGCAGTCAATCAAGTTGCAAGTCTTAACAATATAATCGACAACGGCTTGATTAATCTTGCACGAGATGTCATTACATACACATACAGATGTACTGAATTTGATTTAGCAAAAGGGTCTTTGAGAAAAAGTTTCGGAATTACTAAAGACGATTTAAAAATTTTAAAACAGTTAAACCCAAAATTATACGAATTCAAACTATACAAAGCGTATAAACAAACAGGCAGAAAAATTGACATTGAAGAGTTAAAAGAATTTTTTGCAATTCGTTCAATGATCGACTGTGATGTTAATGATATGTTAAGAATTTTAGAATACAGTTCTCTAAGAAAATTCTGCAAATTCTTCCGCAAGTGGGAAAGCGAAAATTGCACAAGCCAAGATAAAGACAGTTGGTGGGACCCAAGGAGAACATTTTTTAGAGATTATAAAGACTATATAGAAAACGCTACCTTGCTCGAATATGACTTATCGAATTTAGAAGTCCTCTACCCTAAAAATTTTAAGCAGGCTCACGATTTAGCATCGGATATAGTCAACGACAAAAATTTCAGCGAAGGAGAGCTGCCGCAGATAGCTCGACAGTATGAAAAATACAGTAATCTATACAGCTATGAAGATAAAGACTTCTGTATTATGCCGCCCGTAAGGCACAATGACTTAAAAGACGAAGGTAAAACACTATGTCATTGTGTAGCGACCTATGCCAAAAGAGTTGCTACAGGCAAAACGATTATACTTTTCGTTCGTAAGACAAGTGAAAAAGAAAAACCTTACTTTACGCTTGAACTTAATCCTGTGACACTTAGAATTGAGCAGTGCAGAGGATTTGAAAATTGCTCATATCCGAACGAAGTCAAAAAATTTATGGATAAATGGTACAAAACAAAAATAGAACCACTGATAAGGAGTAAAGAAAAATGTCAGACAACAGCAGCATAATGAGTATAGCTGATTTCAACATCACTGAAATGTCAGCAGATACAATGTCAGCACTAAACACTCATCAGAAAATAATAACAGCAGAGCAGACGGCTGCAAATGCAATGATTAGCTTGTGTGAAAATCTTAAATTAATGAGAGATAAGCACTTATACGAAGCGCTCGGCTTTGAAACATTTGATACATACACAGAGCAAGCGTGTGGCATTAAACGCAGACAAGCTTACAACTACATCAGCACATACGAAAAGCTGGGCGGTACGGTTTTGCAGTCAAATGCATCACTCGGCATTACGAAATTACAGCTACTTACCGAGGTGTGTGCGGTGGACAGGGAAGATTTTATTACAGAAAACAACCTTGAGGGAATGTCGGTATCTGAAATTAAGAAGCTTGTTGAGAAGAGTAAGGAGCAGGGAGAGCAGATAAGTCTGCTGTCTGATGAGCTTGAGGACAACGAGAAGAGCAAGGAAATTCTCTTGTCGGAAAATGAGGAGCTGCGCAGGCAGGTTAAGGAGCTTGAAAGCAGGCCTGTTGAGGTTGCGGTGCAGTCACCGAGCGAGGAGGAAATTAAACGTGCAGCGGAAAAGAAAACTGCCGAGCTTGCCGAAAAGCTGAAAAATCTGCAGGAGGAAAACGCAAAAATAAAGTCTGAGCAGAAAGCTGCTGTTAAAAAGGCTACGGAAAAGGCTGTAAAAAAAGCCGAAAAGGAATACAGCGACAGGCTGAACGAAGAAAAGGACAGGCTGAGGGCTGATATTGACGCTCGGTACAAGGAAAAGATAGAAGCCGCCGAGCAGGAAAGAAAAGAGGCGCTGAAAAAGGCTGAGGAAATGGCAAACAAGCTTGACAAAAATGCAGATGCCGACCTTGTGACAGCAACTCTTTACTTCAACGAGTTACAATCACATCTCAAAAAGTTTATTAACAGCGTTGAGAAAATTTGTGAAACAAATTCGGCGCAAGGTGAAAAGCTCAAGCAGATTGCACAAAACTTCTTGAGCAATACTATTGCAAATCTTAATTAATCAGTTAGTAAGCTCCGCACGGCTTTACTATATATCAGAAAGTACAACTTTTGTTGATTATTCTTCCTAAAATTTAATATTGCCTTGTAATTGCATAATGTTATTGCCGGAGCAGGTGCGGCTGCTCTTTTGGTATTTAAGGAGAAATGATATGAAACGGAAAAAACTTGATCATCTTGATTTGGTATGTCTTGAGATTGCTAAGTATAACAAAATACATAACACATATTACAGCTACGGCGAATACACAGCTTTAGTGCGTGCAGGAAAGATTATATCAGATGTTGTGAGTGAAAAGAGAGGTAAGAAAAATGATTGATTGTTCAAAAACTGAAAATTACTTTGCGGAAAAGCAAAGGATAACAAAAAAGCATAAACTAAATGGTAGTGCATATATATGTGGACTTAACTGTACGGACTGTCCTTTGAGCAGTTCAAATAATGGCATAGGTGTTCCGTGTACCGACTTTGAAATGCTCTATCCTGAAAATGCAATCGACATCGTTCAGGAATGGAGTAACGAACACCCACCAAAAACTTATTTAAGTGAGTTCTTAACAAATTATCCAAACGCTTTGCTTGATGATAGCGGAATGCCTAAATTGTTTTGTCCTTATAGATTAGGATTGATGAGCAAAGACGATTGCAGAAACGACCGCAACTGTGTTAAATGCTGGAATCAGCCTATTGAGGAGAGTGAAAGTAAATGAGAGAAATATTATTCAGAGGTAAGAGAGTAGATAATGATGCGTGGGTCGAAGGTTTATTGATAATAATATGGGGGCAGTATCACATTATACAACATAATGATGAAAATACAGCTTACCCGATTATTTTCAAAACGGTTGGACAGTACACGGGCTTTAAGGATAAGGATGGTAATAAAATTTTCGAAGGGGATATTTTGGCGTTTGATGATATGGACGGCAGTAAAGGAATTTACGAAGTCTTTTGGGACGGCAATAACGGCAAGTTTGCTATTGCAGCAAGCGGCAACAGAAATTATGGTGATGATTTCGAGTTGTTTGAAAGGAACGAATATTTCAAGTGGTTTACGGTTATCGGCAATATCTATGACAGCCCCCCGAACTTTTAAAGGAGTAAAAATTATGACAAGATATGAACTCGAAAGACATTTAGGGAAATATGTTGAAATCGTACTTTTTGACGGAACGGTGATTGAGGGCATTTTACATAAAACAGGTGAAAAAGCCTTTGAAAATGACCCTAATTTGTCAATACCAAAGTTACGATATTTCTGCACTTGTGGGGATAAGGTTGTTAGTAATTGTGTTTTTAGATTGTCCCACATTAAAAAAATCAGTCGTATAAAAATTAAACTTAAAGTTGTTGACGAAGTTAAACTCTCAAAGTGGGTAAAAAAGAAAGACAGAAAAGTAGGTGAAGCGGAAGCATACTGCTTAACTTGCGGGAGAGAGGTTGTTTATCAAGTCATTAACAACCGTTATCAATTTGAAAACTATTGCCCACATTGCGGTGCGAGAATGGATAAGGAGGAAAACAATGACTAATTACGAGAAAATCAAACAGATGTCAATTGACGAAATGGTTCAAGGTGATATTACTTTGCTCGGGTGTGTCGGTCATGTTCCGATGGAATATTGTAATAAATTTCACGGTAACTGCATTGATTGCAAAAAACATTGGCTAGAAAGCGAGGCAGAAGAATGACCGCAAAAGAGACTATGTATAAAGCAATCAATACATACGGTGTGGAAAATCAGATGATAAAGACGGTCGAAGAGTTGTCTGAATTGTCGCAGGCTTTGTGTAAAAGCCTTATAAGATTAAATTATACTAAAGAAAAAATATCACTTGAAGATGATTTGAAATCTGTTGATAATATTTTTGAAGAAATGGCAGATGTTGAAATTATGCTTGAACAATGCAAGATAATGTTTCAATGTGATAAAGAAGTGAATGCATGGAAACATAAAAAGATTGAGCGGCTTGAAAGAAGATTGGAGGGTGGAAATTAATGACACTTGACGAACTGAAAACAGAAATATCTGAACGCATAGAAAGCGAGCAGGACAAGTTGGACAGTCTTAACAACAGAAAAAGTCGAAAGGACAGAAACTATTACATAAGTGAGGGAATGCTGCTTGCGTACGGCATTGTTGCTGATTATCTTGACGATTTAGAGGTGATACTTGATGAATAATAGCACAAGCCTTACAAAAAAAGAGCGAATACAAAAATTTGGAGAGGTTTTTACTTCGGTTGAAACAGTGAACCAAATGCTTGATATGCTGCCGCCCGAAACTTTTAAGCCTGAACGGACTTTCCTTGAACCCTGCTGTGGTGAAGGAGTTTTTATAATCGAAATTTTAAAGCGCAAGTTTGCAAATTGCAAAAAGAGAAAAGACTACACTACATCGTTGAAATCTGTATACGGAATGGAATTACAGGCGGACAATGTTGAGAAATGTATTCAGAATATTCTGAATTTGTGTGGTGAGTATTTCAAGGTTACTAAAACAGAGGAAATGATTGTTAATGAGCATATAATGCAAGCCGACAGTCTTAAGGTTATGAATATGATAAATGAAAGGAGCTTGAGCGATGACGAACATTGAAAGAATCAAGGAAATGGGTATTGAGCAGATGACAGATTTTATCCTCGGCATAGGTAAAATTATACCCGACTGTGACAGAAAGGAAGTTAAAAAATAATGAAAACAAAAAAGTGCTTTGACATCTGCAAGAAAAGTGGAGTCTTTTATGTGTATCAAGCCGAATATGAAGAGCAGTGGCTTTCTGACGGAAGAGCCTGCTACCCTATCACAGGTTTACCAATGCTGACAGAAGACAGCATTTGCAAGCTCTATGATATTAACGATACTCAGAGAAACAAGTGTTGCTTTGGATTTTTTGTTGGCACTCCTCCAATCTTAGTGTCTGACAGTGATCCAAATGAATCAGATGCTGAGATGTGGGATATTACAATAGCAATCAAAGATAAGATAGTCATACCGATTTCGACCGAAGAGGGAATTTTATTTGTTGATATAAAATATTTAGCTCCGTTTACCGATATGCCAAATGGCGATATGCGTTTGACTATAAGAGATGGGATTAATGGCAAGAAATATGTATGCGTCAAGTTTGGCTTGATAGCATATGCATTTATTGCTCCTGTTGATGTGATTAACGACGAATTTGTAAATAAGATTGAAAAACTATACTCACAGTCAAAAATAGCATTAAGCAATTCAGGAGGTTCGATCAAGTACAATGAAACAGTATGAAGCAGACGAACAAAAGAAGCTCTTTCGCTGGACTGACTTTATGAAGACAGAGTATCCCGAATTGGATATGATGTTTCATATTCCAAACGGCGGTAGTCGCAATAAACTCGAAGCGGCCAACCTAAAGAAACAAGGTGTGCGTGCAGGCGTGCCGGATATATGCTTACCTGTTGCTCGTGGAGGTTATCACGGACTGTTTATCGAGCTTAAATTTGGCAAGAACAAGACAACAGCAAAGCAAGACGAATGGCTTGCAAAACTGAATGAAAAAGGTTATGCAGTTGCTGTCTGCTATGGCTGCAAGAAAGCACAGGATAAAATTCTCAAGTATCTGAATTTAGGAGAATAACAATGGAAAATGAAAATGCAGAAACCAAAGTCGAAGAAGTCACAGAAGAGAGTAACTTTGACACTCTGAGTGAACTTGACAAACTTGCGGTCGGATTTATCGCAGGTGAAATTGATACAGATATAATAAACAGTCTTGATACATACAACAGGTGGTTTGTTCTGTCCATGTCAGCTATATATAGTTGCGGCAAAATCGGCTTGCTCTCGGCTAAAAGTTGTGTGCAGGTCAAATACAAGTTATTGAGCGAATACAGACGATTCAGAACAGAAACATATTTCGCAGAGATTGAGCACCGTGAATGGATTAAACGAACGAGAGAAACATCTTGTAAACTAACTGAGCTTGCACTTCTAATCAACAGCAAAGACACTAATGCTTTAAAAACCGCTTTAGAGGTTATCGACCTCCTCACAAAGCAAGATGTGTATAATCAGCTGTTCATAAAAGCAGAAAACGATGAGGACTACAAGCAGAAATGCGTACAAGTTCTTACTAAGAACGAAGCACTATTTTTCAACCGCTTTGGCGATATACCTTTTGTTGACTTACTGTTTAAGTTTTACAAGTCAACCGAAGAGAACCGAGCAGCGGAAATATACAAAGAACTTGATTGCGATAATCTTAATGTTGTTGCACATAGAGTTCCTGTAAAATCCGAAAATTGCAAAGGCATAGCAAAATCATATCTTGAATATTTCAAGTAAAAATCGCAGGGGCTGAAATGCCCCTGCATATCCTGCTCAAGTAATTAATTAAGTGACCGCTATAAAAAATAATGATATAATAAAGGATTTATAAAATGTACATATATAAATGTGAAGTTAAATCAGGGCCTATGCTCGAAATAAAATATTATAAATCATTACGCAAGCGTAACAAAAAGAACATTGCACGCAATTTCAATCAAGCAAAAACAAACGAAAAACAAGCACTTGCAAACCGCATTCGTGGAGAGCAGCATACTCAAAGACTTATCCTCTGTAACTTTACCGAAGGAGATTGGTTTGCTCGCTTTTCAGCGCCCAAAGGAGAATTCACAGAGGAACAGTTTGAAAAGATTGTTAATAATTTTTTCAAACGAATCAAACGCAGAGCAGAAAAAATAGGAGTACAATTCAAATACATTGGCTACTGTGAATGTGGCAAGCTCGGCAAGAATTGGCATCTGCATATAGTGATTGAAGATTGCATCAGAGAAATTGCAACAGAGTGTTGGCAATGGAAAAACGGCATAAACTTCACGCCGCTATATCAAGACGGCAATTTTGCCGATCTTGCAAAATATATTCGCAAAGATGTTTGCGGAAAGAAAAGGTTAAGAACATCAAGAAATCTAACCAAGCCCGAAGTAACAGTTGTTGAGGGCAAAAAGCGTGAATTCAAAAAACTTGAAAAAGGCGAGGCTTTGCAAATTCCACAAGGCTATTATCTTGTGCGTGACGAAATGTGGATTAATGACTTCACTGGAGCAAGCTATCATTTTGTATTTATGCAATTGACTGCAACAAGGAGGCTGACAAACAATGAACCTAAAACAAATCAGAGAAATGAGTGACAATATCTGTAATTACAGAGTCAGGATAGCCACTCTTGAAGCAGAGGTAACGCACATTACCTCAAACATTACTGCTGCAAACGGAGCAAGTGCGTCAGGGAGCATTGACAAGATAGTGCCCCAAATAGCTGACCTTCGAAACGAATTGCACAACACGGAAACGAGAAGAGCTGTTGCAATATGTAGTATACCAACTGAAACAACAGAGGGCAGCTGCTTAATTTTGCATTTGCGTGATAAGCGTTCTTGGAAAGAAATAGCGTTCATTATGGGCGGAGGGAATACAGAGGACGGAGTGCGTATGATGTGCAATCGCTATGAGTGGTGAAAGTTGTTCGTTTGTTCGCTTAAGGGTGTGTTAGAATATAATTGAGCAAAGCTCAGAAAATACAAAGTTAATCAAGTCGCTGTTAATACAGCGGCTTATTTATTTGCAAAATGATAAAAAGAAATGTAACAACAGAATGGATAATACAACAAATACAGGACGGCAAAACATACAGGTTCTATTTGACCGCTGACTGGCAAAGAGTGCGAGATAAAAAGCGTACAATGGAACACAATGAATGTGAACGGTGCAGAGCCGTAGGAAAATATAGCCCCTGTGAAGCGGTGCATCACAAGAAGTACCTTAAAGCAAGACCTGACCTTGCTCTTGACATCAACAATCTTGAATGTCTGTGCAAAGATTGTCATTACAAAGAGCATCACAAACTGCAAGAAAAAATTTTTTCAGAAGAATTTTCCGAGAAATGGTAGCACCCCCGGGGTCAAAAATCGCATTTACCTCAAGTGTGTGGATAACGGTGTACAGGGTAGACAATTTGTCCTCGCACGCACGCACGAGAAATTTTTGTGAAAGGATCAATAAAATGGCACAAGTTAAAATGGCAAAAATCAAAGAAAGCTTAATTGAACAACTCACATTAAAAGGAGCAGACATTGAAGTGTATCGTGACTTAATCGAAAGTTACATTTTCTACACTAAACTTGAACGACAAATGCAAGCTGACATCAAGAAAAACGGCTTGTCATACAAGGCAATTTCCTCGACAGGTAAAGAATATACTAAAGACAATCCGTCAGTGAAAAATTCAATAATGTACAACAAGCAAAGACTTGCGATCCTTTCGCAAATGGGGCTATCAATCGACAAGGTCGAAAGTGATGTAAATGACGAACTGTAAATACCTTGACGATTACATAAAGCAAGTAAAAAGCGGTCAATATCGTGTATGCAAAGAGCAAATACAGCTTGTAAATTTCATAGAAAAAGTATTCGAAAATGAGCAAGTCTATGTTGACAGTGAGCAGGTTGAAAAGTATTTTGCTCTACAGAAATATTTTCCATACGAATTATTTGCGTGGGAAAAGTTTTGTTTTATTCTGCATAATTGCACATATTCCGCACCGGGTGTATTAAGATTTCCCGATTTAGTTTGTGTGGTCGGGCGAGGCGCAGGAAAAAACGGCTATCTTGCATTTGAAGATTTTGCTCTGCTCACGCCTGTCAACGGCATACGCAATTACGATATTGACATTTGTGCAACATCAGAAGAGCAAGCAAGCACAACCTTTAATGACATCTACGAAATTTTGGAAAACAATTCTACAAAAATGCAGCGGCATTTTAAGTGGAACAAAACAGAGATTACAAACATAAAGACTAATTCAACAATCAGATACAGAACTTCAAACAGCAAAACGAAAGACGGAGGCAGACCCGGTAAAGTCGACTTTGATGAAAAGCATGCATATGAAAATTATATGCTCATTGATGTTTTCACAACGGGCTTAGGCAAAAAAGCTATGCCACGCAGAACAACAATTACAACTATGGGAGATGTTCGGGACGGGCCGCTTGACAACGAGCTTGCCGCAGGTCTTGAAGTGCTGAATGGTGATGCACCTGACAACGGCACTCTTTATTTCATATGCAGGTTAGACAATGAAAAAGAGGTATATGAGCAAGAAAATTGGTACAAAGCAAATCCGTCGTTGCAATATTTTCCAAATTTGTTAAGAGAAATTCAAAAGGAATTTGAGGATTGGAAGCGTGACAAAGTAAACAATTCATCTTTTATGACTAAGCGTATGAATATCCCCAAAGGTACAGAAATGCACCCGGTTACAGCGTGGGAAAACATAAAAGCCACAAACAGACCGCTACCCGATTTGGAAGGCAAAACTTGTGTATTTGGTCTTGACTATACTAAAACAACAGATTTTCTCGGAGCAGGTTTGCTGTTTATGATTGATAACGAAATTATTTGGAAACCGATGTCGTGGTATTGCTCACAATCCGCTGACCTCAGCAGAATTAAATTTCCGTATGATAAACAGCCTGACCTACAACGAGTTGATGGTGCAGAAATACCGCCACAAATTGTTGCAGAATGGCTCAAAGAACAGAAAAAGCACTACAACATCATAGCAGGAGCGTTGGATAACTACCGATACACTTTGCTCAAAAGTCCTCTGTTGGAGTGTGGATTTGAGTGTGACCGCAAGGGTCTTAATAACTTAAAACTCGTTCGGCCGTCAGATAAAATGCTGGTAGCTCCGCTGATAGCGTCTGATTTTGCAAACCATAAAATCGTATGGGGCGATTCGGCATTAATGCGTTGGTACACGAACAATACATCTGCAACAGAGGATAAAAATGGCAATATCAGCTACGGAAAAATCGAGCCAAAGTCGAGAAAAACAGACGGCTTTATGGCTTTTGTAGCAGCATATACACAATTAGATTTGCTCAAACAAAGCCAGCCTATTTCAACAGACAATTTTAAAAAATTTTTTAAAGCTATCAGCGTATAAGGTGGTGATATTTTGAATATTTTTAGTTTTTTCCGCAGAAAAATTAAAGCAGCCCCTCAAGAAAATGACAACAGCTTTGATGATAGTTATTCTGCCGCCGAGCAGCGGTTTAGGCTAACAGAGCTTGCACTGTTTACTGCAATTGATTTTATAGCCAAAAGTATTGCCAAGTGCGAATTTGTTACTGTAATTGATAACAAGGAGTACAAAGGCCTTGAATACTATCTATGGAATTATGCACCGAACAAACATCAAACGAAAGTCGAGTTTTTAACACAGGCGATTTCAAAATTAATTTTTGACAACGAACTGTTAATTATTTCAACTGCTGATAATCAGTTGCTCATTGCAGATAGCTATTGCAAAACTGAATATGCTGTTTTTGATGATATTTTTACAAGTGTAACTTGCCGAAATTTTACATATCAGCGTACTTTTAGTGAAAGTGAAGTAATTTATTTAAAGTACAACAGCTTTGCTCTCAGAGGCTTATTAGCCGAAATGTGCACTACATACGAGCAACTTATGATGTCTGCTCAAGAGCGCTACAATAAAGCTGTAGGGCATAAAGGTATAGTAACTTTTGAAAACTTCAACTTTGGCGATAAAGATTTTAACGAAACATTTTCTGAAATTCTCGGAAAGCAGTTCAAAAAATATTATGAGTCAAAGAATGCTGTATTACCTGTTTTCAAAGGAATGAAGTATACAGAGCCTGCAACAGAAGCAGGTAAAACTACAAACAGCGAAATTACAGACATACAAAAGTTAAAAACAGAAGCATATGCAACTGTAGGAAACGCTTTTCACATTCCGCCCGCAATTCTTAGCGGTGAAGCATCAATGCTTTCAGATGCTATTGATTGCGCTATTGCAAATGCTGTAGATCCTCTTGCTCAAATGTTCGAGCAGGAAATCACAAAAAAGAAATTCGGTAATTCCGAATTTCTAAAAGGCAATTATATGCTTATTGATACAACAACAGTTAAACATATAGATGCTATAAGCAATGCAAATAATCTCGACAAATCAATAGCAAGCGGTGTTCTTTCCCCTGCCAAGGCTCAAAAGTATTGTAATATGCTGCCTTGCGAAGAAGAATGGGCACAGAAATATTACATTACAAAGAACTATCAGACATCAGATGAGGTGTTGAAAGGTGGTGAAACTCAGTGAAAGAAAGAAACTACAAAATCAAGCAGATTGCGGATGAAAATGTCTTGCAAATCTATTTGTACGGTGAAATTGAACCGGGGTATTTAGACTGTTGGGGTTATTACTATGGTTCAACTACAAGTGCAGAGTATATCCGAAAAGTCATTGATAAAGCAGGAACTATTAACAGTATTGAACTGTATATCAATTCTATCGGTGGTTATGTTGACGAAGGTGTTGCTATTTACAATCTGTTAAAAAGGCAGAATGTACCTGTTACTGCGTATATTGACGGTATGGCGTGTTCAATCGCAAGTGTAGTAGCTATGGCAGCGGATAAAATCATAATGCCGTCTAATACAACTATGATGATTCATCACGCTATCGGTGCTTGTTGCGGTAACGCTAAAGAACATAGAGAATATGCAGAACAGCTTGATAAAATCAGCGAAGCAAGCACTAATTCTTATCTCGTACACGCAGGTGATAAACTTACGAGAGAAACCCTTGAACCATTGCTTGACGCTGAAACATTCCTTACTGCACAGGAGGCATTCGAACTCGGCCTGTGTGATGAAATTCTCGACCCTGTTGACTTAACAGATTCAAAAGAAGTTGTTGAACAAGCAGAACAGAGAAAAAATCCTAAAGCAAAACAAGCAGCGGCAGAACTCACGAAAATGCTCGGTAAAAAGCCGCCACAGGAGCCAAACACCACTCAGCACGAAAAAGACAGCTTTGATTTTTTTGAAACATTTTTCAAAAACAAAAATTATTTATAAAGGAGATTAAAAATGAAAAATCTTGATTTTATTAACAATGCAAAAACAAATTTTGCAAAGCAGTTGAAGGAAGCGTTCGCAGACAAAGACGAAGCTAAGATGACATCTGCGTTTGAGCAGTACGCTACAAGTCTTCAGCAGGCTATTATTGACACAGCAGCAGAAGTAGGTGCAACTGCTGACAATGCCATTCTCGCCAAAAGGGGTTTCAGACAGCTTACATCGGCGGAACAGAGCTTTTACAATAACATTAAGACAGCTTCAAAGGCTGTTGATGTTAAGCAGAGCCTCGCTGGTCTTGATGTAACTATTCCGCAGACTGTAATTGATACAGTTCTCGAAGACATTTCAAATGAGCATCCACTTCTTGATGCTATCAATATTGAAAACACTTACGGCTCAGTGAAAGCAATTTTTGCAACTGATACAAAACAAATGGCGGCTTGGGGCGCTCTTAATTCTCAGATTGCACAGGAGCTCGCTGGAACCATTGAAGAAAAAGACTTCTCAACATCAAAGCTTACAGCATTTATTCCTGTTCCAAAGGATATGCTTGAACTCGGAGCTACATACATTGACGCTTATGTTCGCAGAATTCTTGCTGATGCTCTTGCTTACGGACTTGAAGACGGTTTTATCAACGGTGACGGCAAGAACAAGCCTGTGGGTATTCTCAAGAATATTAACGGCTCAATAACCGCAGGTGCATATCCTGACAAGACGGCGACTAAAGTTACAAAACTCGATATTAAGTCATATATGCCTCTGATCGGTAAGATTGCAAAAGGCAAAGGCGGCAAAACCAAGTCAGTGCCGTTTGTTGACTTAATTGTCAATCCTGTTGATTACCTCACCAAGGTTATTCCTGCAACTACTGTTCTCGCTACTGACGGTAGCTATAAAAACAACATTTTTCCTTATCCTACACGAGTATTTCAGTCTGAAATGATTGCAGTAGGCACTGCTGCTCTTGGCCAGCTTTCTAAATACAAAGCCTGCGTATCGACAGGCAAGGGCGGTAAACTCGAATACTCTGATCAGAACCAGTTTCTCGAAGACAATCGTGTATACACAATTAAAACATTCGCAACAGGTTTCTCGTATGATGAAACTGATTTCTTAAAGCTTGATATCAGCGCTCTTGAACCGCTCGCTATCGAGGTTACTCTCAATTCTAAATCATCAACATAATAAGCAGGAGGTGTTGAATTATGGCACAGTTAATTGATGATGTGATTAATATGCTTGATTTTGACAGCGAACACATCAAAACTGACGATAGCGCAAAATCAAAAATTAATATCATAATTGAAAATGGCAAGCAACACCTCCGCTCTTTCCATCCTGCCTTAACTGATGAGGATTTCATACGCTCTACAAGAGCAAGAAGTTTGTTGTTTGACTACTGCCGATATGCTTACAGCAACGCAACAGAACAGTTTGACAACAACTTTGCAGCGGATATTTTGATGTTAAGGCAAGAATATGAGGTAAAAGCTTATGACTCAAAGTGATATTAAGTTTTTGACATTTAATGACGGTGTAGCTTTTGTTTTTGATACAGACGAAAACGATACTATTATTGCTAACACAGCACGAAAGTATCGCTTTGGCAACGAAAAAGTTGGAGTTACTCGTTATTACGGCGCAAAACAAAATGATATTGAATTATCAAAAGTGATACATATACATTGTGATGAGAAAATTCAGCCGGATATGGCTTTGGTAATTGACTGCACAAGATACAAAATTGAGCAGGTTCAGCATGACAGATGCAAAAATCCGCCTTGCACTATTTTATCTTTATCTCAGAGAGGCTTATACAAGGAGAAAGCAAATGACTTTTAAAAATTATGATGATTTTGTCGGCTTACTTGAAACTTGTAACTTCAAAGTTGCTGAGGCTGATTTTAGCAAGCCGGTTGAAACTCCGTTTATTGCATATTTCAAAGATGAAGATAAAAATGTATATGCAGACGGAAAAGTTATTTTTACTTTATATAGTAAGATTGATATTGAGCTATATACAGACAGAACAGACCATGCAAGCGAAGAAAAATTTGCAGAATGGCTTAATAGCAATAATCTTGTTTGGAAAAAGACTAACCGAGCGTGGATTGCGGCAGAAAAAATGTGTGTATCATATTATGAAGTAAGAGTCGATTACAAAATATGAGCAACAAAAAATGCGGTATCGACAGAATTGGCGAAACTATATCTCGTGAAGTTGCAGGATATACAGCAGACATACAAATGGGCGTAATACAACTTGTTGATACTAAAGCAGATGAGCTTAAAGAAGCAATTAAAAAAGCGGCACCTGTTGGCAAAAGAAAAAAATATCGCAGATCGTTCAAAGTAAAAGTTACAAACGAACTTAACGCTTACTATGAAAAGACGGTCTTTGCCTCAGGCAAAGAATACAGGCTTACACACTTGCTCGAAAAACCTCACGCAAGCAGAAAAGGCGGAACTGTAATGCCAAAAGTGCACATTGCTCCTGCAAGCGAGCAAATTCACAAAGAATTTGAAAACGAAGTTAAAAAACTAATTCTCTCTTCCGAAGCAATGGGTGGAGGAATCAAAAGAAAATAACAAAGGAGATTATCTTATGAACAAAACAATCGCAAAAGTAGGCTATGCTATGCTTACAGAAACAACAGAAGGCAAAATTACATATGGCGAGGTTAAATGGTTTAAGTCCGACAAAGCAGGCGGCAGAACAGTCGGTGCAGAGCCAAGTGGTGAATCAACTACCGTATATGCAGACGGTTTACCTGTTATAGTTGCAAATAACAATGCAGGCTACAACATCAGTCTTGAGCTTATTGCTATCGTTGATGACATTGAAAAGGACTGGTACGGCAATGCTGAGGCAACCGAAGGTGGATTTATCGAAAAAGGCGGAATCAGCGTATTGCCTCGCTTTGCTTTGCTTGTTGCTAAAGAGCGTTATGACAGCGACAAACTCTATGAAATTGACACATACTTCGACTGCGTTGCATCTACAAGAGCCACACGCAACGATAAGACATCAGAGGGTAACTTTGATCCGCAGTTTCCGACATTTACAATCACTTCAAAACCACGCCCGGACAATGATTTTGTAAGATATACTTCGTACGAAGACACATTGCCGACAGCAGTTGTAATACCGACAGTTAAAGGAGCAGAATAATGGACAAAACGCTTACAATCGGTGACAGGAAGCTCGAAGTTGAAGTAACAGCATATACTATGCTTATCTACGAAGATAATTTTAAAGGGCACAGCTTTCTCAAAGATGTAGATATGTTGACAGCTAATCCAAATAAAGTACAGTACAGCTCAACTGTGCGCATTTTATGGGCAGCGGCTAAATCTGCAGACGATACAATAAAACCAATCAAAGAATTTTCAAAGCAGTATAGCATTGGAGAAGTAATATCAACAGCACAGCCCCTTGTTGACCTCATTGTAGAATCACTGAAAACCAGCTCAAAAAAAGCAACAGCGGCAGCAGTCTGAGAGTACAAATGACGGCACAGGAGATTTTATCCTATGCCGTCAAATGCGGTCTGACTGTCGCTGATATAAAAATTTTTTCGATTGGTTTTATTTTAGATTACATTGATACTTACTACAAGCTCAAAAACAATCAGAACATACACGCTGATGAAGAAAAATACTTGAAACTTAAATCAGTGTTGCCATTCGTTGAAGAAAAATACAACAGCGGAAATATTACTTATCAGCAATATTCTGAATGGATGAGCGATTACAAAAGATTGGAGGATATATATGGCGTCAACTATTAAAGGTATTACAGTTAAAATTGCAGGCGAAACAACGGACTTGCAAAAAGCGTTGAAGAATATACAATCCTCTTCACGCTCATTGCAAGCGGAATTGAAAACTATTAACAGTCAGCTTAAATTTGACCCTGACAATACAGTCTTGCTCACGCAAAAGCAAGATGTTCTGCGTGAACAGATTAAAAGCAGTACATCTGCTCTCCAAGAGCTTAATGAAGTTAAAGAGCAAGTTGAAGAACAAGCTAAAAACGGCGAAATATCTGCGGATCAGTTTAGAGCATATCAGCGTGAAGTTGAAAAAACTAAAAGTCAGCTTGAAAACTTTGAAAAGCAGCTTGCCGATACAGAGGCGACAGCAAAAGCGGTCAATATGAAATCGCTTGAGGGCGAAATGAGCGATGTCAGAGCAGAAACAAATAAAACCGCTGACGAATTTAAAAACCTTGAAGATAAGAGCCAAAAAACCGATTTAAGCAGCTTTAAAAAAGAGCTTGACGATGTAAAAACATCTGCAACTGAGCTTAAAGATGTTCTTGCCGACACAGCAACAGGAATCGGCGTTGCTGTGGGTACAATCGGCGGTTCTGCTGTTGCAGCAATAACAAGTGCTAACAGCGAAAAAAAGGCGCTCAATTCATTACAAGCTCAAACAGGTTTGACAAAAGATGAATTATTAAAATATAAAAGCGTAATCAATGATATTTATAAAAACAACTTCGGCGAATCACAAGAAGAAATAGCTGATACACTTGCTAAAATTAAACAGTTTATCGGCGAAACAGATCCGAGCAAAATGAAAGAACTTGCAGAAAATCTATATACTTTACAAGACACATTTGGTTATGATATACCAGAATCGTTAAGAGCAGTTAATATGCTTATGGAACAGTTTGGAATATCATCAATTGAGGCTTTTAATCTTGTAGTTCAGGGGTCACAGCGTGGGCTTGATAAAAACGGTGATTTTCTTGACACTCTTAATGAATATTCCGTGCATTATCAGCAAATGGGTTACAATGCAAACGAATTTATTAACTCACTTGCAAACGGCACCGCAGCGGGTACATTCAGTGTTGATAAACTCGGTGATGCAATGAAAGAGTTTGGGATCAGAGTTAAAGACACTTCTACATCAACCCAAGAAGGCTTTAACCTACTTGGATATGGAGTTAAAGCATCAGCAGAAGAAATACAGAAAGCAAAAGATGAAATAGCTAAACTTGAGCAAAATCTATCGTATGCAAAAGCTGAACAAGCTGGATTTAACGAAAAAACAAGTGAATTAACAAAGCAAAAGAACGCAGACAAAATAGCAGAATACAGTTCAGCTCTTGAAACAGCAAAAACAAATTTACAAATTTTAGAATCAGCTGGTAATGGTGCAAAAGGCACTATTGAAGAGTTGCAAGCAAAGTTTGCTGCCGGTGGTGATACTGCGAAAGAAGCAACACAAGAAGTTCTGCAAGAATTGTTTAACATGGATGATAAGATCAAGCAGAATCAAGTGGGTGTAGATTTATTTGGCACGATGTGGGAAGACCTTGGTGCCGATGGTGTTAAAGCGTTAATGGAAATCAACGGTACAGCTGATTTAACAAAAGATTCAATGCAAAAAATTAAAGACATTAAATACGATGATGTCGAGTCGTACTGGGAAAGCCTCGGAAGAACGATAAAAACAGATGTTATAAATCCTGTCGGCAAATCTCTTTTTCCCGAAGTAAAAAAGCTTTGTGATTTCACTTCCAAGAATACCGATAAGATTATTCCGATTTTGAAAACAGTCGGCTCTCTTACTGCAGGCATTTGGATAGGCAAGAAAACATCGGCAGTAATTACAGCTACATCACAGCTTGTTAATTCTTATAAAGTGTTAAAAACAGCTACTGAAGGGGCTGCTTTAGCTCAAGAGGGCTTAAATCTTGCACAAAAAGCTAATGCTATCGGTGCTGTAGTATCAATAGTGACAACACTCATAGGCACTATCTATGCTTGGAGCGAAGCAAGTCAAGATAACTCACAAAAATTAGACGAATGGCAAGAGAAAATAGACACTGCAAAAGAAAAAAACAAAGAACTTACAGACAGTTATCAAAATTTTATTGATAAACGAAACGAATCTGTAAATAAAGCAACAAGCGAAAATCAATATTATGATAACTTATGGGAAGAACTTAAAAAAATAGTTGATGAAAACGGTAAAGTAAATGAGGGTTACGAAGACAGGGCGAAATTCATTACAACAAAGCTTAGCGATTTAACAGGCACAGAGATTAAGTTAAATGATGGCGTTATTGATAATTATAAAAACCTTAGAGACACTATTCAGGAAGTTATCGACAAGAAAAAAGCTAACAATATTCTATCTGCATATGAATCAAATTACAATGAAGCTGTTACAAACAAAAGCGAAGCACAAAATAATGTAGAAAGTGCTCAAGCAGCTTATGAAAGTGCTCAAAGGGGTACATCAAAAGTACAAACTGAATACAATAAAGATGTAACAGAGTTAATGACTTTAGAGCAACAGCTAAAAAGAGCAAAAGAAAAAGGACCTATAATGTCAAAAATCATTGGTCTTAGCGCTAAAGTTGATCAAGGCAAAAAAGAATTAGATTCAGCAAAAAAATTTGAACAAGAAAAAAAGAAAGAGTTAGAAACTTCAAAGAAGACTTTGCAAGAATATCTTACAACTATAGACAATTACGAAAATCTACAAACTGCAATTTTAAATGAAAATGAAGAAAATACTTCAGATGCACTAAGAAAAATTCAAAATGATTTTATAACTGCAAAATCAGGAACAGAAGAAACACTTAAGCAACAATGCGTAAACTATCGTATGAGATTTACTGAAATTCAACAAGCAATTGCAGAAGGAAAAACAGATTACTATACTGCTGACGATCTTACTAATATGCAATTACTTTTACAAGCAGCAGAAGATGAATATAATAAATATTGTCAAAATTCGCTTGAAACAGGAGAAAAAGCAACGAGTAATGTAGCTGATGGTATTGATAAAAATTCTGTAACAGTATATGAATCAGCCAATAAAGTATCAAAAAAAGGTTCGTCCGGTTTTGCAAGTGACCAACATGAAAGAGTCAAAATAGGCAGCAAAAGTGTTAACGATTACGCATCAGGTATTGACGGAAACAGTGGCGTTGCAAGAGAAGCTGGAGTAAGAATTGGTAAAAGCACTCGCAGTGGTGTTAGAAGTATATCTCTGTTCAACACAGGTAATAATTTTGTTCAAGGTTTTATTAATGGTATTTCGTTGGGCGATGCTATTAAGAATGTATGGAGCACAGCTACAGGCATAGGCGGACTTGCACTTGGTGCAGTTAAAAAAATTCTTGGTATTAATTCGCCTTCAAAGGAAGCTAAAAAAATTGGTAATTATTTTACAGAGGGCTTAGCGATTGGTATTAGCGGTAACAAAAGCAAGGTGAGGTTAAGCACAGAAAGTATTGCGAGAGATATGCTTGGCAGCTTTGATTTTAACGAAACAGTCGGCTATATTAATGTGCTGAATGATAAGTTCAATAACATTAAAAGTTTAGACCATACCGCATCAAGTACAACAAATAAAGTTATCACAAATGCTCCAAGAGTTGCTCTGAACTATTATGGAAATGTCAACATAAATAATGATTTAGATATTGACGACTTCAACGAGCGTGTTTCTCACGCAGTTATAGATACTCTGAACCAAGAATGTTAAGGAGGCGGATTATATGCACAACTTAGAATACAACGGCACAAGCCTGCGCAAACTCGGATTTTGCATAGCAAATGCACCTTTTTATCATATATCAAACAGAAAATTTGAGATAGTTGACATATACGGCAAAGACGGAGGAATAATCGCCGATAACGGTTTCTATGAAAATATTGATGTGTCGTATGAAATAAACAGCTTGCCTTGGCTTGTTTACAACGATACTCAAAGTTTGATTTGTATGCTTGCAGAAGAATTTGCAAATTTTGACGGCAAATACAAAGAATTGCGAGATACATATAACACGGGATATTATGCAAAAGCTATATGCAAAAGCATAGATAAAATAGAATATAAGGCAGACAAATGTGTATCAACTATTCTTAATTTTACAAGACAGCCGTTTTGGTACAGTGATGAAGGGCAAAAAACAATATCTTTTAGTGCAGCGGCAAACTCTCAAAAAGAAACTGAATTCTATGTTTATAACCCCGAAAAGTTCTCTGCAGAGCCGTATTTTTGTATTTATCACTCACAAGATTTAACACTTGATGTTAATAATACACAAATCAAAATAAAGGCTGCTTTTGTTGACAATGAAAATTTAATTGAACTTGATTCTGAAATGCAATCTGCATTTTGTGACATAACAGATATGAACGCATACATATCTTGCACAAGCTTTCCTGTTTTTACTTCGGGCTGGAATAAAATTAAAGTAATTTCAGAAAAGGAAAATGCGTTCAGTAAAATTAATATCATTCCAAGATGGAGGCGATTATAATGTTTCCTCTGCTGTATGATAACGCTCAAAATTCAACAAATGCTTTCGACTATAACGGCTATGGCTTTATTACAGAATGCACAGAATTTAAAGCTACAGAAGAACGAAACGGAGCGTATACATTTCAAGCGAAAATCAAATGCACTGACAGATTGATTGGTAAGATTAAAAACGGAGCGTACATAAAAGCAAAAGCAAACTCGCGTGACAATCCTCAACTCTTTTACATCGAGAAAATTGAAGTTGATAAATACGGAGATATGACAATTTCAGGAAGTCACATATCACGATTATTCTTCCAAAACGGTACAGTTCCGATGTATTATAACTATTCAGAAGTGGATTCCCCATCAGCAATTATGTCAAATCTTCAATATGAAGTATGGTACTCAGATGCACCATACAGTTGGTTTAATTTCTCATCTAATATTAGAGTCAAAAAAGAATTTTCACTCGGGTTTAACTCGGCAGAAACATTTGAGAATATTTTACTTAACAAAGAAAACGGATTGACGGCAGTATTTAAAGCAGAATTGCTCTGTGATAACTTCAACATCAATTTATTGTTAAATCGAGGCACAGATACTCACCGTATTGCATTTGGCTCTAATATATCTGAATTCAAACAAGTTAATTCGATTAATGAATATTACACGCACATCATGCCATACGCAGAATGCGAAACAACAGACGGTAAAAAAGTAACAGTTACAGCTACTGAACCTTACCTTACAAATCTAAATGCGACTTTAAAGAAAACATATCTGTTCGATTGTTCAAGTAAAATAACAAGAACTAAAGTCGATCCACAGACAGGTTTGGGATATAACGATGTTAGGAATATGCTTAAAGATGCAGTTGAAGAATATTTAAAAAATACTGAACAAGTTACTGAATATGTTAATATTACTGTAACGCTTGAATCGGAACTTGCAAATTTAAAAGATTGTGGGCTATGCGACAAAGTAATAGTGTTGCATAAAGATGGTTCAGAAATTGAAAGCAAAATCACAAAAACAGTATATGACAGCATTAGCGAAAAATACACAGAAATCGGCATAGGAGAAGTTAATCTCAAAATGTCTGATTTTTTAAAAATCAAAAGGAGATTTAGAAGATAATGAAACTTAAACATATTCCTGCTACAATTGACATCAACAGTCGCAACGAGCAGCGAATTGCAGGTATTGTCAATATTAATGACAAAAAGACAAGATATCTTGATGTAACGATAATTGCAAGTGGAGAAAAACTCGATATAAGCGGTTGCACAGTTACTGCGATTTTTGTTATTGATGATGTTTTAGTCAATAATGCAGTTGATTGCACAGTCACAAACAATATAGTTACTATTCCACTTGAGAATTTCAATGGCAGATATGGATATCTCAGCATAGAACTTAACATTGTAAAAGACGGAACAGTGATTGTAAATACACCTATTCCGCTCAAGATTCAAGTGACATCTTCTATCGCTGATAACGCTAAAATTTCAGAGAAAACATATGGAACTATCGCTGAAACAGTTAAAGAAGTGTATGACGCTCGTGGAACATATGAGAATTTGAGCAATAGATTTGTTGCTGTCAATAATTCGATAGAGAGTGCTAAAACCGAAACAGCAAAAGCACTTAATGAAAAAGTCAGCAAAGATTCAATGCTTGACATAACTACAAGCGTTAATCTCACATCGCTCGAGGACACAGAGCAGACAACGAGCGGAGTTACTATTTCAGTCAAGAACAATAAAATTAGCTTAAGCGGCACATCAACATCTGCAGTTAATTTTTATCTCAAGCTCAAGCGTGCGGTTACTCTTGAACGAGGCAAAGCATACTGCTTGTCGTTGCAAAACTTTTCAAATATTGAAAACTCAGGCTGTGTATTTTATCCCGCGAATAGTCAGAAGGTAATCAGCTCATCGTGGTTACTCTCTGAGGCAAGTGCTTTTAAGAATGCAGCGGCTACTTATACAGCGACAGCAAGTGTTAAAGTTGATTCTATCAGAGTTTCAATAGCAGCAAATAGACTTGTTGACAACAGTTGTAATCTTCAACTTGAACAGAACAACAAAAAATCAGCGTATGCAAATCCTGATTTGGTAAGTGAAAGCATAAAGCCCGAGCTATATCAAGCTCCCAATTGCGCTATGCATTATTTGTATGTTTCAAATGATTACAACGAGAATACTGACGGTTTTGGCGTTACGAAGTTCAATTCTATTCTGTCTGCTAATGATAGTATAACAGACAACAACTACCATAATCGCTACACAATCATCGTTGCACAAGGCACATATACCGATATGCAAGACAAGTTTGCAGGAATGTCTGATGTGGGACTTGCAGGTTACAGAGGAATAATGACTAAAGACTATGTTTATTATGAGTCTGAGAATATCTATAACCCCTCTGCAACTATAATCAAATGGGACGGTGCAACAGGCTTTGATAAGTCTACTTTGAAGTCTGAGGATATAATCAAAAAGTGCCCATTCCACCTCGACCTTAATGTTCACACGCATATCAAAGGATTTACCTTTGACTGTAAAAACCTCAGGTATGCCTTACACCTTGAGAGCGGCGGTACAGGTTATGCAACAGAATGGACAGTCGCTAATTGCATATTTAAGTGGGGTGGCAGGGCAGATTGCGTTGATTATGTTGGTAAAACAACTGTTCCAGCGTTCGGATGTGGTCACAGTTTTGGCGAGATAGGATTGATTGAAAACTGCAAAATTATCCCCACAAATTGCACTGTTGGCTATCAGAATCACGAAAATGCAGATAATAGCAGTTTCGGCTTGCCTATTAAGGTAGGTCCAAGTATTACTATTCGCAACTGCGATTTTGGAGGAACTGAAATTCAAGCAAGAACGCTGAAAGGTGAATATTCTGACACGCCGAATGTACTTACTGTTGACCGCTGCGTCAATATATCTGAAATTAAGAAATTGTATGCAGCTCCGGCAACGAAATGCGACTGGACAGTTGTTGAAAATCTAAATATCTAAATAAAGGAGAACGACTATGGCAAAAGTAACTTGTGTTGATGTTTCGGAATTTCAGCAGAATATCGACTTCAACAAAATGAAAAATGACGGCATAAAAGCTGTAATAATAAGGGCAGGATACGGCAGAGAAGTATCGCAAAAAGACAGTATGTTTGAAAGTCACTATAGAAATGCAAAATCAGCAGGCTTGAAAGTCGGTGCATACTGGTACAGCTATGCCGACAGCGTGGACGATGCCGAAAAAGAGGCAAGAGCCTGTCTTGCGTGTATTGGCGGCAAGGCTCTTGATATGCCTGTTTATTATGATATGGAGGACAACTTCCAGACACATCTCAGCAAACCAACTTTGACTGCTATTGCCGAGCATTTTTGCAATACGGTTAAGGCTAACGGCTATAAGGTCGGCGTATATGCCAATCTGAATTGGTTTAACAACTATCTTGATTACGACAAATTAAAGGCAAAGTACAGCATATGGCTTGCACAGTACAATGACAAAGCAGAGATTGACTGTGATATTTGGCAGAATAGTTCATCAGGTCGTGTTAATGGATACAACGGCAGGCTTGATACTAACATTGTGTATGATGAGAGTCTTTTTAATTGTGCTGATAAAAGCACATCAGAAAAGCCAACGCTGACTTATCGTGTATTTGCTGATCACAAATGGTACAGCGAAGTAAAAGGTCTTAGCAACATAGCAGGAAGAAACAAGCAGGCTATTTCTGCTATTGCTCTTAAGGTATCAAGAGGTAAAATTCGCTATCGTGTGCACTTGCTCAACGGTGACTGGTTGCCTTGGGTAACAGGTTACAACATCAACGATAATCGAAACGGATTTGCGGGCATCAAGGAAAAAGTCATTGATGCCGTACAGGTCGAGTTTAGCGGCGTGAGCGACTTCAAGGCTACATACAGAGTGCGTAAGCAGGGTGCAGGCTTTTGGGATTGGCAGCACAACACAGAAAAAGACAGCTCACAGGACGGTTACGCAGGACTTCTCGGCACTAAAATTGACGGTGTGCAGATTACTTTGACTTAATCAGGAGGTATAAAATGAAAGACAATATTATTCAGGCTACTGTTTCGGTAGCACTTGGAGCATTGGCAGCATATTTCAATGTTTTGCTCGTGCCGCTCACAATTCTTATCGTTGTAATGATAATAGACTATGCAACAGGAATGACATCTGCGTGGAAAAGCGGAGAACTTGAAAGCAAGACAGGCTTGATTGGCATACTCAAGAAACTGAGCTATCTTGTTCTCGTATGCGTGGGCGGTGTTGTTGATTATCTTATCTGCGCAGGACTCGCAAGCGTGGGAATTGACTACAGCAGCTACTGCTTTGGATTGATTGTGGCTGTATGGCTTATCATCAATGAGCTTATAAGTATTCTCGAAAATCTGAGCGAGCTTGGAACACCGATTCCACCGTTTTTAGTTAAAATTGTACACAGATTGAAAGACTCGGTTGACAGTAAGACTGATTATGATACCGATAAAAAAGAATAATATAAGTTTAGCCCCACACTTGCTAAGTAAGAAGTGTGGGGCTGTTTTTAATTGTTATCATCAATAAACTATTTTTAAAACTTTTTCGTGTTATCAGATATTAGCAATGAATAAATATAGATTGAGTATGTAAATGAGTATGTAAGAAAAAGTCAGTAAACACCCGATTTTTTGAACTTTAAAGCTGACTAACATTTGACTAACATTTTTGAAATTTAAAGCAGTTTTAGGCGGTGTTTTACGATAAATATAAAAAGAAAAACCGCACCCAAACACCTAAAAAACGGCTTGGCTATGCGGTTTATTTGTGGAGCTGGTGAACGGACTTGAACCGTCGACCTACTGATTACGAATCAGTTGCGCTACCAACTGCGCCACACCAGCAAATCGTGACTGACAATATCTATTATACAACGAATATTTGAAAATTTCAAGACTTATTTTGGGAACAATATGGTAATAATTTACAGTGATTTATATTCACTTTTGTGGAATTATTATAAACTTTGTATTATAATTGTTGTAATAGTTAAAATATATATCAAGCATTTATATACAAAGGGTGTGTAGAATTGGCTAAATACGAAGGAAAAAACAGTTCTTTTGCATTAAGACTAAAACAACATCGTGAACTTTGCAGACTTACACAGCAGCAGGTTGCCGATATTTTGAATATTAACAGAACAACCTATACAAAGTATGAAACA